GGTCCTGGGGCGTTAAGTCACCTAGCGGTTTGATGATCTTGCGCGGTCGGTTCACGCGCTCCCAGTGCGCGAGGTCTTCCGGGCTGGCGTGCTCAACGAATCCGATATTCCCAGTTTCCGGGTGCTGCCACATCCACGCTACCGGCTCTGCCCCTTGCGCTGTGCCCCATGGCTGCTTTGTCACGGGGTGCCTTTGCACTGGAGCCGATGCCGGATTGGCGGGCTGGGGTGGAGTCGCATATCTCAGCGCCTTGGCATTCCACTGGGCGGCGTCGTAGAACTCCTGATTGCGATCTACATGGCAATCAGACTTGACGATCAGAGCACCGATGACTCGCGCGCCTTCACGTAAGAAAGCAGCAAATTCGCTCGGCACCCCTTGCGCTTCAGCTGCGGTGGGCGTCGGCGCACTTTGCCCAGCGAAGTAGAACGCAACCTCCCGGCCGGCTTCCTGCATAGCCTCAATGATGGCAGCATAAAGTCCTCCGTTTGGGGACTCAGCAGCGCGGGTAATCTTCTCGGCGCGCTCAGCCATCCACTGCGGCAGCTTGTCGTTCGTGTTGTTCATACCCCACCCCCTTCTTCCTTCTCCAGCACCCCACCACGACTTTTCCACTTGCTGATGATCGTCCCGAAGGTTGGCTCCAGATTCTGTGCAATCGGCAGATTGCGGCTCTTCACGTCTGCAAGTGCGCTGCCCGTATCCCAGGTGAACTTCGTTCCCTCCCGAACAGACAGGATCACATCGCTGAACATCGGCACCAGCTTCGGCGCTAGAGCTTTTCCCAAACTGGAAAGTGTAATCTTAACTCCTCCGAGAACTGCATCAGTCTCTCGTTCGACGTGAGCCAGCAGGACAAAGTGACAACGGAGTTGGGACGTAACCATGTGCAGAAGCGTCTCCACTTGCTGCTGAGCGATCCCCCAGTCTGATTGGTTTCGGACTGGCTTCCCTCCGACGACCAGAGCCATAGCTGCTCGTGAGAGTCCAGCCATTCCGTCAACGACAAGAGCACGGCCTGCCCCCCAGGTGTCCGCGCATCCAAATGAACGCCCAGTTCGATCATCGACGAAGTCATTGAGGCTCCCCAGGACAAGCTCGAAGGTATTGTATTTGGACCGGTTGGCGTCTGACATTTTTGCCAGGCTGTCCAGCGCCATCGTATTCACCTTCTTCGCGTTGGCCAGGAGGTCAGTGAAGCTCGCTTTCGGGGCTGCGATCTCGTGCCAGTGCAGGTTCGGGGGAATCTCTTTGCCCCTGTCGGTGAAATATCCCAAGAGAGCTTCGAGGCCTGGTTCGAGACCTAGATAGAAAACCTCGACGCCAGCATCCACTAGCGTGCCCACGGCGTGAGTTTTACCCGTGCCTGCTGGTCCCATCAGCAGAATGTTCGCACCCTTTAGGGCGGAGCGAGGGGTCGCAGCGGATGCAGGGATGGGAGTTTGAAGAACTGTGGTCACTTGGTTTCCTTTTCAGGGTTGGTTGAGGGGGTGGATACAGCTTCCGCGAGGGCAGCTTCCCGTATCCGTTGGTTATTGTACATCCACGAATGGATCTGATCGGGACTTGCTTCTCGAAGCCACATTCTGAAGTAGTATTCCTGTCGGGCGCGGGAGGCTGCCTCTTCCCTCTCGTCCTTCAGGGTCTGATAGAGGGTGATGAGCCAGTTCAGGAGCGTCCCGAAAGCCCAAAGGGCAAGGCCAGTGAGGAAAATCCAGATTACCATGAGGGGCTCTTCAAAGTTTTGGCTGAATATCGGGGATGATCGCTGCGGGTTTGAAGATCACACGGTAGTGGTAGGTGTTTGCTGGGGCGGGTTCCAGCTGTTCGACGAAGTAGGTTACGTTATCCGACAGACCGAGCATGTGCTTTTTGAAGGTTCCAGGACCAACTTTGCAGGTCACAGAAACGCCCTTGCTGCTGGACGTGCTGCCAATCGAGCAAAGGCCTTCGATGCTCAGCATGTAATCGTTGGTCACACCGTTGTAAAAGACCACTCGGCGATTGATCTCGAAGTTGTCGGCAGCCTGTGAGAGGTTATGTGAGGCTATGTCGGCATCGGTTTTGCAGGCTGAAAGGGCCGTGAAGAGGGCCAGAGCAGGGAGGAGTTTGTAGGCGAAGTTCATTTTAACATCCTGAAAGTAAAGGCTAGGTGTCCCCGAAGGCCTCAGCCAGCAGAAGATACCACCAGCAAAGGTGGCAGGCTTCCGGGCTGGGCCTCTGGGAATAGTAGATGGCCCACTGCATACGGGTCATCGGGGCAGGTCGTCGCATCAGATGGCCTCCATCAGGTCTGCTGTTCGACGTTCATGCCAGTCTGCGTGGAGCTCCAATTCTCGTCGGAGAACAGCAATCGGCAGAGCTTCCACGAATTCCTGGTCCCAGCTGAGCCAGACACTTCCTCCCGGTCCCAAGGGGCTGGTGAAGGAGTGCTTCCGACAGTTTCGGACCAGGGGGAAGGATGGCCGACCCTCGATTGCGCACACTGCCCAGAGGGTTGAGCAGTGAGGGCAGAAGAAGGCGTGGCCATCAGGAGGCGCAGCGTCTTTCGACTGGGTTGAATACGTGCGGGAAGCAGTGCCAAGGTACGCTCCTTCGATGAGGAAATGCTGGGTCCAGCTCATTTGGGGATGCGAGAGCGGATTGTGTCCATAGCCAAACTGTTTTCCAGGATCAACCGACTGAGCAGGGAAAGGGTTTGACTTATACTGGGATATTCAGCAACGACAGCCAGGGTGGGGTCACGCAAAACTAGGTGGAGGTTCGCCTTTGCCCGTTCCAGGAGTCCTCGTTGTTGCCAAAGCCGCTGAGCTTCCTTTTGACGAGGGGAGCTTTCCCTCCACCCTCGTTTCAAGGGATAGTGGAATTGTTCCTGGAAGAGGAAAAGGTGATACCAGCCTTCTGCCTCCTGACCTTCGTTGAAGGCAGCTTCGGCCCTGCCATAATCAGTGAGAGGGTAGCGCATCTGCTTCCCCTCAGAGCCCGAGTTCGGCCAGTGCGTCGTCCGACATACCAGAGGTTGCAGACTGGGCTTCGGAAAGCCCTTCGGCAGGCGGCAGGCTCGGATGCCGCACATGCCCCCAGGACTCCTCAAACTCCCTGACCGAGAGTTCCCGGCGGGCCAGCGGGTCCCAGACCTTCTTCTCGAAGTAGACTGGGAGCCAATTCTCAGGTGTGTCCGACTTGCAGACCTTCACGAAGCTGCATCCACCGTAGTCGGTGCAGGCACCATCCAGGTTGTAGTCCCAGTAGCCCTCTTCCCAAGCCTGGATCATCCGGCGGACGTCGCGGTGGACCTGAGCGTACCAGAGGTCAATTTCGTGGTCAGCACGGTAGGTTGGAACCTCGATGGTATCGTACTTTGTCTTCAGGATCGAAACCCCGCGGACGATCGTGCCAGCAACCTTCACCCCCTGTTGTCGCGCTGCCCACGCATAGCCCGTGAACTGGGAACGCATTTCCCACTGCCGGCCCCATGAGGCCCCAAGGCTGCTGGTCGTCTTCTCATCATAGGTGTAGATGCCATTGGCCCTGTGCGCGATCATGTCCGACCGCCCTGTGTACAGGATGGGATCACCCGTCACTGGGTGAAGAATGTCGAGGGGTTCAGCAAAAGAGAACTCGATTCCCCGTCTGCCGTCGGCAAATGCGATGGGATCGGCCCCGTCGCCTCCCAGCGGATAACGTTCAAAATAAAATTCAAGTGCTCCGCACATTCGTTCCAGCGATTTTGCGGAATCCGCTGGGCACTCAAAATCGCCATAATGTCGAATGAGTTCTGCAAGTCCTGCGCCTTCTGCATCAGCAGGTGAAGCTCCCTGTAGGAAAAAAGCTCGTCGAGCTGCTTCAATTCCTGCTGCGAAAGCTCCGCCAGCCACGAGGTGCACGCTTTGTGCCTTGGGTTTCCAGTGCTGGACATATTGTAAAAATCCTTTCTGCAGGCAGCTGCGCATGGTTCCGATGATGGTACTGTCGACCGTGTGGGGAAACATCGGTCGGAGTTGAGGAACTGAGGAGGCTGGCATCTTATGGTTTCCTTATGACTTTATGGCTGAGGGGCAAAGCCCCGGGGTTAGAAGGTGAATTGAAGCCGGACAGGCTCGGGCCAAGGTTCGACTTCCGACTGCAAGAGGCGAATGTCGTAGCAGCAAAGGCCAGTGTGCTTGGCATAGCTCCCGCGGCGGGTGCCGTAGCTGGCACGCTCTTCGGTCAGCACATCATCGCGGTCCAGAAAGACGGTTCGGTCGGGCTGACCTTCATAGGGCCAAGGGTAGTCCCCAGGGACTTTCACCCGGACACCGCCTTCGATGGTGAATTTGCGGCCCATAGAACTAGAAAAACCCGTTCAGAAGGGCTTCGCTGTCGATCGGCTTGGCTTTTTCCTTCGCTGCAGCCGTGCGAGCACGGGAAGTGGAGGAGCGATCCGACGCCTCAACCCGTTCCTTGCGAATTGCGTTGATGGCTGCGCGGAGTTCTTCGGGGGTCAGGGTGCCTTCGCGGGCCTTGCGGCGCCACTCTTGGATCTGGGATTGGATGACTTCGGACACAGGGGTTCCTTTCAGGGAGGGGAAATGGTTATCGGGGTGGATTACTCCATTGTAATCCACCCCGATAACTCTAGGTGACAGTCTTACGTGAGAATGAGGCGCGTCGTGGGGCGGCTGGTCGCAACGTAGAGGCACTGTAGAGCTTCTCGCCGGCTTCGGTTCAGCAGAATATCTCCGGTGTCGACGTACACTGTCCCGTAGGTGCTCCCCTGGGCACGGTGGGCAGTGATCGCGTAGCCGTACTTCACTTCGTGGAACAGCTCCTTCAGAAGCCAAAACTTGCGCCACAGGCGACCATCCTTGCGGGCAGCATGGGCCAGCTCCTCGCAGTCCTTGTTGAAAAGCTCTGCGGAGTGGGGATGCAGGGTGCAAAGTCGAATGGTTCGGCCATCCTCCGTGGTGCACTTCAGCTCCGAAATCTTATACTTCGGCTCCACCGGATGCTGACTGTCCCGAACACTCTCCACCACAGCCTCTTCGTCCGTGGCCAGGATGAGTTCTTCGCCCCGCTTGCAGGGTGCGGTAGCAATAACCCGGTCCCCTGGGAGGTAGTAGCCGGGAATGGCAGCCTCGCCAAAGATACCCAAGCGGATCAGATCATTGTATTCCGCGACCTTGATGTTGCGCCAGCTGATAACCTTGGTCCCGTTGGTGTCGCTGAAGGCTCCGTCCACAGCGTCATCGTAGATTTTCATCTTGAACGCCTGCTTATTGATCTTCCACACACCTTCCTGACCATCGTTGTCCGCCTGGAGCTTCAGGTCAGTCTGGGGGAGGAAAACCTGTTCGCGGATGTGGGTGACGAGCTTCAGGATCTGGTTGTCGTGCCGTTCGACCTTCAGGAGCTGGGCGAGCGGGACGTTCTTTTCGGTCCAGATGGGACTGGAAACTTCACCGACCGGGGGGAGCTGCGCATTGTCCCCCATGAAGATGATCTTCAGGCGACCATCGTTCACGTGCTCTTTCAGCTCGCGGATCAGGTGCTTGTTGACCATCGAGGCCTCATCCAGCACGATCACATCGACGTCGGAGAGGTCAGTGTACTCTCCAGCCACGATCTGCTTGAGTTCGCCGCTGGTGTCGATGCGCAGTCCCAGCAGGGAGTAGATGGTTTTTGCATACCCGACCACACCTTTGAGGACTTTGGCAGCCTTGTTGGTGGGCGCGGTGAAGGCCAGGTTCGTCCGGCTCCCACGAAGGGCGGATTGGACGCTGCTCATGCAAAAGGTCTTGCCGGTGCCAGCACCTCCACTGAGGATGAAGAAGTTGTGCCCTGGATCGGGGTCGGCAATGAACTGCAAAATTTGGTCGATGGCCGCTTGCTGCTCCGGGTTGGGAACTTTGGGCCGCGGAGTGGCAGCAACCTTAGGGCTCTCGCTTGTGGCTGCTTGGCCAGTTTCCGTCGGGGGCGATGCCAGAGTTGAAGGCTGCTCGGTGACTGGAGTAGCGAGGTTCGGCTGATTGTCGGACATTGGAGTTACTTTCTGTCAGGCCAGTGGCCCGGTTGGGGATGAGTGCTCTTGGGAGGTTGGAAGGCTGCACTAGGTCCCACCAATCATTGTAGGCTTCGGCTGCGTTGAAGCCGAGACCTACGGGTTGCAGCACCTTGCGCCGACTTGCTATGATGACGGCGCAGTGGTAAATCCTCGAAATCCGGTCTTTCCAGATTCGAGGGCGAGGGGAGCGGTGACTACTGGGCTGGATGAGGGCCTTGGTTGCCATGCTGGGCTCGCTGTTCTTCTCGCCACTGGCGTTGGGCTTTACGGTACTGACGCCGGCCTCCAAGGGCTTTCAGCAACTTGCGCTGCTCATTGCGGCGAGGGTTGGAGAGCTGTGCATGCGGGGGGATTTCCACTGTATTTCCTTTCAGTTTAGCTGTGATGGGGAGCGCGTTTGTGCATGCGGGCATCCTGCTCCGTAAAGTGCCGCCGGAGCAGATCCTCGAAGAATTTCGCCTGGGCACCGAAGGGGATTTTCCCTTCCAGGTCCGAATAGAGTTCGAGTTCTAGCCTGGCGACGAGGTCTTCAGGCAAGGCGATGTTTTTGCTGATCGTGCGAACGACACGGGCAGGTCGGGACATTTTAGTCCTCCTTTCAGTTGCAGGGATGGAAATGGGAAGAGGGAAAGGGAGGAGTATGCCCCTGATTAGAGCAGCTCCTCCAAATTATCTTCGTTATCGATGCTCCCT